TATATCAAACAATACACCAAAATTAATTACATACCCATCCAATATTCTAATCTTATCAGTTAATAATCTAAATTGAGTAAGATAATTTTTTATATTTCTTTTAATCAAATCGGGAGCACTTATTAAATTACGATTTACATCATATGATAAAATAAACAAATCAATTGTAGGATTATAATTAGTCGTGCCAGTATAAGATTCTATCAAACTAAATTTATTCAAAATATTATCTCTGTCTTGTCGTGTAATATTTTGACCATCTGCAGATAATAAATTTATAAGTTGACCATCATTCAAATCAATAGAATTTAATAATTCTATCGAAGTTCTGTCTGATACATCGCCTGTATTTAAAATTTTGTCCATTATTATAAAAAATATATCTTTTAATTCAGTAACTATTTCAGAATTATTATTTAATTGTATTGTACCACCTGTAGAGCAATAAACTTTTGCTACACTACCAAATCTTGATGGCATAGATATTACTCTAGCTTCAAAATCTTCTTTAGTAACACATCTGTTTTGAGTTGAATAATTTGCAAGTGCACCTTGTCTTATCTCTTCTGTGAAATCTCCCTCTTTACCACCAACGGCAGGTAAATCATTAGTTACTGATAAATTTGCAGTTGAACTACCAGCTGGTATTGTTGTTACAGAATTAATGCTGACTAAATCACTAGCTGGTAAATTAGATGATACACCACCGCCTGCTCTATAAGTTATTGTCAAGGTTACATTTTGTGGTGCTTCTCCTAAAGATGCATAATATTGTCCCATTGTTGCATCCAATGGTTGTGGAGTAAAAACGGTTGTTGGTAAATTTACACCCTCTTGTTCTATATTTAAAAAAGTAGTTTCAAAACTATTACCATTTTTTAAAATACCATTTCCAAAAATTAATGATGTAGTGTTATCCTCATTTACTTCTTTTGTAAATCTTTTTGATGATTTTACAAAAGATAAACTTGAAGGAACAATAGTGGTACCATCTGTACTACTTTCTTCACTTGATGTTCTACTTTCATCTTGTGCATAAAAAGTAGAAAGAGCAATATTTTCTTGGGCTAAATAATCAACTTCATACCAATTATTACCATTTGAATCTACAACAGAAAGAATTTCAATAATGTTTAAATCTGGCATAGTTATTTTTTTATATTGTTCAGGTGGACCAATTGTAAAAGATGCTGTTTTTGTTTCTCCAGAAACTGCTCTTACCGTTCTTATTGCTTTAAAAGTAGAAGCTAATCCTGTATCGGTATCAACTTCATTAATAACAAATTTTTCTGAATCATTTTTATCAACAGAAAAATCTATAGGTTCTAATGTTTCAAAAAGTTGTTCTGGATTTGAAGTAGCACTAACAACTATACCTTTATCTAAAGTTAACTTTTGACTATTTAATGGTTTAATATTATTAATATCTGATGTATCAGCATCTACTATTAATGTAAAAGATAAATCAACAAAACTAGGAACTATTGGTTTAGGTTTGTATCCTGTTACTTTGGAAAGATTAATAACATTCCTTCTATCTTCTGAAAGTGGTAATAATAATTCTTTAAAAGAATCATCAATATAATAACTCAAAACATCTCCAACATAAGCAGATAATTCTACTAACATCATACCAGGTGATGTTTCATTAAAATCTTTGTATACTTGTGGAAAATAACTTTTTACATGGTTAATTAAGTTTTGTTTTATAGAATTAAAATCTTTATTCGTATAATTAGTTACTGAATTACCATATTGATTTTTATTATCAAAACTTGAATATGCCATTAGTACCCACCTCCCGATGCTCCTGTATTAACATTTATTTGCACTGAATTTTGTATTTCGGGTGCAACTTTAAAACTATAAGTTACATTAAATGTAACAAGATTATTTTCTTCATTTAAATCTATTTCTACTCCTTCTACTATTAAAAAAGGCATCCATATTGCTATCTGTTCAAGTAAATCTTCTTGTACAGCAGCAAAACTTTCTGGTCCTGACATTTGTTTAAATAAATGTTTTCTTAAATTCACACCGAGATTTGGTTGAAATACGCGCTCACCTTTTGATGTAAACAGAAGACTTTTTAAATTAGTCTCGACTGCTTCTTGAGAAGTTAATGATTGATTTGCTGGTTCAAAAGTAAAAGGTAATTTGAAACCAATTCGTTCATCACTATTAGTATCAACATCTGCATAAATTAAATTTTGAAGAAATGCCATTTATTATCCTCGTGTTTGTTTAGCCTTTTTATCTACTGCTTTCATAAGTTTACTATAATCTTTTGTTAGAAAATCTGGAGCATTATTTGGGTCCACTCCCATTGAAGCGGCTAATTGTTGTCCTGAATCCATTCCTTGTCCTTCATATTGTTTAGCCATAACTTCATTCATTTTACTTGAATCAAAAGTTCCCCCACCTAAAGCTTTCCATTCACTATCACCAGCTGTTTCATTCAATACATCATTCAATATTGAATTAGAAGTAAATGTTTTTTTCTCAACTATTTTCTTCTTTGTTTTTGGTTTAGAAACTTGTTGTACTGGTTGTTTTAATTCAGTTATTACTTCTTGAATTGCCATAGCAACTTCTTCTCTTACTATTTGTCTTATTAATAAACTCAATTTTGATTTTTTCATTTGTGACTCCTGTGTATAAACCTATTCATATATAAGTATAGAAATTTGAAGTTTTTATTTAAATTTTAAGTCCAAGGAACAATAACAGGTTTCGGTGTTGGTACACCACCAGGAGTTATAAATGCTCCATTATCATAAGTACCCGAAATCATCCAAGTATGTATAGCAGAAGCTAATTGTTTTGCAACTACCTTCTTATCATTTGGTTGTGCTAAAATACCATCAATAGGAGGCTGGCCAGCAGGTGCAATAGTTGGTACAGCCATCAAATCAGCTGGATTTGCTGGAAACCCCATTTGTATCATTAGTGCAAATAATTGTAATGCAAGTTTAATAATTGGTGTTGCTATAGGTAAAGGTGGATTAGTTGGAATAGTATCTAATAAACTTTTTAATATTTGTGCTCCAGGCCCTACTCCTGCGGGAGGTGGGAATTGCATCCCGAAAGCATACTTTTCAACTACTGCTATAAAATCACCATATGTTACTACCATACCTTCACTTGCATTAGTTGACATATCTTCAAATCCCTTTTCTAATATAGATGGATTCAAAGCCATTATGTTGTCCTATTTGAAGGACTGAGTGTCTCTTCTAAACTATCCGATATACCTTTTATAGCACTCTGTATTGGTGTGAAAGAAGCGGCATTAATAGGTGTACCAGATGGCCCTTGTGTTGTTGGTACCGTTATTGCAGTTATAGTGGATATCAATTTATCTAATTGTGCACATAAATCTTTTAATTTAGCAACCGTTGTATCACCTAATAATATTGGTTCAGTTTCAGTATCTACTGCAGAACCTAATCTCACTTCAGGTGCATTAATATCAAACCTTTCATTGGAATTGAATAATGTATTCTTACTGGTAGAAAAAGTTAAAGTGTTTCCGGCACCAATATGAGTATGATTAAATGCTGAAAGATACAAATCATTTTTTCTAGCATTCAAAATAATTCTATCTGAATTTAAAATAGAAAATCCATTTTCATATCCATAAATTGTTGTCTCAATATCTGAATCTGATTCTCCATCAATTGTTTGTCCTCTCCCTAATGGTGAAGCAAATGTTGATTTTATAAATTGTAAAGGTTCATCGATTGATTCGTCAGCTAATCTAAATGCATAACTACCATTATCTACATTTTCTTTTTCCGGTCTAAAGTGTTGTAGTACACTTCCTTGTGAAAACATTGCAAATATTGAACTATCATTAATACTTTCAAAGGGTTGATTTGTATTTCTACCATTATCTATTATAACATTTGGAAATCTATTCCTACTCCCAATTCTCACACTATTACCGTGTCTACCTTCTAATACTAAATCAGTATGAATATCTGATAATATTTCATTACCAGAAGAAGGTGATTTTAGTTTTTTACTTGATTCTTCAGGGTCATCTAAATCTGGATTAAAGTCTTTTATTAATCTGTTAAATTTTATATTATATGGATAGGTTTTTGAAGAAGTTTTATTTTTACTTCTTGAAGCATTATTACCACTTGTTACAGATGGTGTGTTTGATACATTTAAAGGACCTAAATAATATCCAATGTTACCAATCTGTGTAACTAAAACAGAATCACCTTTTACTAAACTATCTGATATACCTCTAAATAATGGTCTATATTTTTTTGCATCCATTCCATCTAATGTTACTTCATCTGTGTAAATATTTTTTTCTACCGTGATACAATTACTTTCATTATCATTATCTGAAACATTAGCAGAGTAGTCTCCTGAATTAATAATATGTCTTACCGTAGCAGGAACAAATTGTAAAAAATCTTCTTGCACTGCAGGAATATCTAATATATATTCCTTACCAGTTTCAATTAAATCTTTAGCTCTTTTAATATAGTTCATTATGCTTCAAAGCTTTTTTTTTCTTGTGTATGTTTGTCGTTTCTTATTTTGTCTGCTTTGCGTTGTATATCATCAACATCATCTTGTAAAGCAGCAATTAAATCTTCTTTTTCAGATTCAGATAACAGCATACTTTCTGCATCATTATTATTTTTTCCGAGTATTCTTTGCCAAACACTAGCTAATTTTACTAAATGTTCGTCATTTTTTATTGCCACTTCAAATAATTCTTTTATTAGTGGAGTTACAAGAACAGCATCATCCATGGTTTGAATCATACCATGTACTTCTTGTATTAATAAATCTAATTGAAGTTTTTTATTTTTTTGATTTTCATAAATGTCTTTTGTTAAGTCTTCAAAAGTTTTTCCATCAAATATTTCGTTTTTATCCATATTATATCTCCTATATGAATAAATATGTAATTTATGAAAATTTATCTATTTTAGAATATTTTTGTATTGTTCCTGAAGAATAAAAATCATTACGAAGAACTTTCATATGTTTTCTCATTATATTCAATACTTTTGTAATCTTTGCAGTTTCAACATTAGTCATTTCTCTAAGAAGGATATATAATGCTTTTTTATTGAAGTCTTCTATACTATCTCTAATCTTCATTAAATCTACAATTGCATAAGCTATAATTCTATCTTTTTGTTTACCAAATAATTGTGGAATTTTATTCTCAAAATATTCTATAGTCTCTTCAAGAAAAATATTAGCATCTTCATCTTTTTGAATGAAGGCAACACTTTTTGCATTATCTATGTTTTTATGTGATTTTAATTTTTTATAGTTAGCATTGTTATTCAATATTAAATAGTTTTTTATTACAACAGAAAAATAACTAAATGCTTTTGAGCCTTTTGTATGGTCATATTTATGCATATTTAAAATTATAAATGATATACATTCATTTTGAACATCTTGAAAAACATCATCGAAATAACTGAACTTAAATGTATTAATTATGTTTTCAGTTAATTTAAAAAATGGATATTCTAAATGGTCTCTATATATTTTATTTTTTACTTCAGGTCTTTCAGTAGAATTATATCTGATAATTCCTCTTTCGGTATCATCTGTCCAATAATAATTCGTTGTTTTTTTTCTACCCATTATTTTTTCTCCGTTTCGTTTTCAAATATATCATTTAATAATTTTTGTATTTTTTGTATCTCTTGAAAGAAAAATCCAACTTCGTCATCTGATTCAAATGTTCCTTTCGAATCCACTTGTTTTAATTTATCTGAACTGAATTGTACTATTTGTTGAAATTCAATTAACAATTCTTCATATTGATTTATTCTTTTTAAAGCATAAAAAACAACTACACTTAAAAATATTACTACTAATCCTAAAATTATTTCTATTATCATATTTTAATTAAACAGCTCATCAAATGCTTGTTTCATGCTGTCTACCTTCTTTTGTTCTTGTTTATTAACTATTTTAACTGGTTCTGGTTTAGATATTGTTTCATCTTGATATTTCCAGTTTTCATATTCTATTCTTGAAGCTAACATATCAGCTTGATGAAGAAGAATTGGTAAATTAGATTTAACTTTATTCTCATCTAAATATTGCATCAAATATGTTTTGTTAGCTTCTTCATACATACCATCTGTCAATCTCAGAGCTAGATATTCATTTTCTGACATTGTTATACCGAAGTGATTTAACAAATAAATTGCTCTATCAGTAACGGTCATAAAATTTAAATCTTTACCTCTCTTATAATATTTACCTTGATTCTCAATGTGCCATTTTGAATCATTTGGTACATAGTAATCATTTTCTAAATCACCAACTTTACCTAAATCGTGATGTAAAGCTGCAAATATAACTTCTTCTTCTGTATAATCTATATGAGCCCCTAATTCTTTATAATCAACAAATAGTTTTCTAGCTATTTTTGTGATATGTAAAACATGCTCAACATAACCCCCAATGAAACAATTATGAAAATGTGCTGTCCCTGACCCTGGAGTAAACATCATTCTTTCTTCAAAGTGTTTATACATTTTTAACAACTTATCTTTTCTATCACCAGAAAATATTTCTGAAACTAAGTTAATTAGTTTATCCCAATTTTCTTTAAGTTGTGTTTCATTTAATTTTTTCATTCAATCTCCTAATTATTATTATATTATATATTATTATATTATATATTATTATATACTATATATTATATATTATTATAATATATTATATTATTATTAATATTCCTAATCATTTTTTATTTTTTTTGATTTATTTTTTTTAGATTCTTTATTCACATCACGAACTTTTTCTTTCCACAAAGATTTAGATACATATCTCCATCCACCTTCGTGATATAGTTCTGATGCTTGTTCGTCTGTAACTCTGCGTATGTGTTTTTTATCCACACTCATAATGCATTTCATAGTGCTTCTCCTAATTTATATTGTTTAAATATACAACAAATAGCCTATATAAAACAAGCTTTTTTTTATTTATTTATTTTATAATAATGATAATCAGCTGAACCATCTTGTGGTGCATCCAACCCTTCTTCTTGA